CTATTGCTTTCCTCTGCACGTGGTTTGCGTAAAATGGCTTTTATAGTTTTTGAAGACTTTATAGCCTATCGAGCACAATCTGGCGCTGAGGAAGCGATCGACATTACTTTAAATATCGTAGATAAGTTCACGGCGAGTCAGTTACTGACTCTCTGCGCTAAATTAGCGGGTTTTGTGATGAGTCTTACGTGTTTTAGAGAGTATAATATTAATCCTATGTCAGACACAAAGTTGTTTAAAGACTACTCTAAATTGCTCGCTAACAATCCGTTTCAATTCGGAATTACTGGGCTAAAAACTTTTCTTGAAACCACCAAGTGTTTGTTGATTAATTTGAAGAAATTTTGGTTAACTGGGGATCCTTGTGATATTATTTTCACGAGTAATAGAGTGTCCCAGTGGCTGGCTACTTACGATAAGCTGCAGCGCGATTACACCGTGTTGTCTAACCCGGAGCCTTTTGGTATCTCCGTTGAGTCTTTCCAAAAGGAGCTGGCTGACTGTATCGTTGATGGTCAGTATTTGCAGAAGAATCGTCAGTTATTGGAAGGGTTTGAACAACGAGTTTTTGATCATAAGATGAGTCTGTTGCTTGATCTTGATCGTAGTTTCAAATTGCGACAATTAGCTCAAAGCCAACGCACACCTCCTTTTTCTTTATTGATTCATGGTCCCTCGTCTGTAGGCAAATCATCTGTTATGCAGATGCTTTTTGCACACTTTGCTAAAGTTAGTACAGTTTTGGGCAAACCCCTCAGTGCTGATGAAAGTTTTGTGTATAATCGATGCACAGCTGATGAATACTGGAGTGGGTTTAGTACCTACCAGTGGTGTATTATGCTTGATGATGTTGCCGTTGTGGCTCCGGCCAAAGCGACCTCCGATGATACGTTAGAGGAGATCATGCGCATTGTGAATATCATGCCTTGGACACCACCTCAGGCGGAATTAGAGCGTAAAGGAGTTTATCCTGTTGAACCAAAATTGTTTTTGGCTTCTACTAATGTGAAAACGTTAAATGCGGCCTACTGGTTCTCTGTTCCAATTGCAATACAACGTCGATTTCCATATGTTATTACCGTACTTCCTAAGAAAGAGTATGCTAAATATAATGATGGGAGTCTTAATCCTATGCTTGATTCCACTAAAGTTCCCGATAATGATGGTCAATACGACAATTTGTGGGAGTTTCAAGTGGAAAAAGTGATACCTGGAAAAAGTTCTAACACGCCTTGTGCGGACTATCAGCTTATAGGCGAAGGATGGGACACTTCTCAATTGCTTTCGTGGTATGGACGAGCTATTGCAGACTATTATACCGAATGTGCAAAAGTGTCCTCTGCTAATGCCAGTTACGCTAATGCTCA